AATGACGGCAAAATCAGGATGCACTCTCTGCTTGAACCGAAGATGGACTCGATTCGCCACTGCTTCAGGATTCGTCAACGATGGAAACTTGAAATCAACTCGGTTGGATGTCCAGATCACCACTTTCGCTTCAAATTGCGCCGTCGCTTTCCCCGAAAGGTCGGCTTTGGGCGGTTTGTACGGAGCGGTATTTCCCATCCGAATTGCTTCGATGGGCTCCGGGGATGGTCTCACCTGGGAATCAGCAACTGAGCCGAAATCGTCGCAAACAACAATCTCGGTTCCGTTGATGAATCCGTCAAAGAATTCCGTTCCAGGCATACGATAGTACACTTTATTATGGAGATCCTTGGGATCATTGCTCCCAAGGGCCACCAACAATCGCGTATTAAGGTAGTCCAAACAACTAGATTTTCCAACACCAGTCGTTCCATGGATATGAATCAGCAAGGGCGCGATTCGAGCACGACTCAGGCCCGGAGCAGTCGCATCCAGCATGTCTCGCAATTTAAACAAAAAAAGCGAGACAGACTGGAAGCGGCTGGTCCGAACATGAGGCACTCGTAGCGCGTCCAAACGTCCTCGAATCGCATCGGCTTGCATCAACCACCTATTGACCTTCTGCCGAAATGCACCAGTATCGGCTGTGCACCGGGCAGAAATGTCGGTCGTATTCTCGGCCATAACTTCATCACAGAACTTGTCAATTTCACTGAATTCCTCCAGTTCATCTGACGCCATTCCGAAGACTTCAGTCTTAACCAAGTTGACAAATCCATTCACTGCATATCCTGCAACGGTGTGAATCTGCTCAGCAGATTTCATACAAGCCCCAAGGCGCGAAAATCGATTAATAAATTGATCGAGATTCGCGTCGCGGGGCAAGCGTGAAAACAACAGAACAGTAAGCAACGAGACAACGCCGGAAATAGCCATTCCGACGACTCGCAGCGCACTCACAGATTGCAGGTGAACTCGGCCGACAAGGCGCTTGAACACAGAAATCATCGCTGGTTTTCCAATGCGATAGAGCAGGTGTGCTGCACACAGCATCAAGTTGTGGATGGTAAGACCACCCTCAACGAGATGCAGTGCGAAAAACACCAGCTCCGTCACAATCTCAGTCCAACTCAAATCACTCCGGGTCTTCTGAAACTTGCTAACCATCTCCTCAACAACGGGA